ATGCTTCATAAAAGTCATCAATCAAATTTATACAGAAAAGATCCTATATTCTATGATCAATTTTCTGATATTCCTGCATTACCTTATACTTGGTATTCCGATGAAAAAGGTTATTACAAGGGGGAGTTTCAAACTTGGGAGAAATAACAACTCAAGACACATACTACCTTCGAGTTTAAGCCATTACTAAAGGAGAGTTGAATAACTATCAACCTTCAAAGTGTTGAACTTATTGACCTTTTACTGTTCATAATCTAATGTATATCCGTAATTTTTTAAAACTTCTAAACAAAAATTTTCTAAATCCTGTATTTCAAGTGCAATTATACCTGTATTTTTTCCGTCGGGCATAGCAACATAGGCAAAAGGCTTAGATCCTGTACCAATGGCTCTATGGTTTGTGTCACTTTGTAATTTTCCTTTATAAAAAGCCGTAGCAAAAGGGCCAACCTGTTTTCCTGATTTTACTTCAACACGAATACCTGTACTCCAATTTTCCTCGTGTGCGTCTGCACCTGCAAATCTATTAGAAGGTATTTTAAGCAATTTACGAGCTTGATTTTGTTTTCTGCGTCCTTTGTTTCGGTTTCGTCTTGCTATACAGGTTTTACATTTACAATTATTCTTTTTTTCTTTCGTATTTGGGCATAATCCAATTGAGTTTCTTCCACTATTTTTTTGGCTTATGCTACTTGGTAAATTATTTTCTTGACCTTTTCTAATTTTCCAATCAGTATAAGTTTCGTCCTCTCTAATATCAAAATCTCTATTTTTTTTCATTTATCTCATCAACATACTTTTTTAAATGATCACTTTTTATGCCTCTATCTGTTGCAGTAATATTTAATTTATCTTGCTCTATATTACTCCAATCAATGTCCTCTCTAGGTTTTAATGGTGTATTAAATTGCCTCCAATTTTTTGTTATATGGTGTTGAGGCCTTCCAAATTTTCTTGAAGTAGTGACTACTCGTGGCCACATTTTTTCTAAACTTTTACTCATTATAAGCCTTCCGTCACCTTGATAAAGTTCAGACATATTTCCACCCTTCATTGTCATTGTTTGATTTTTCTGGATCATAAAATTATTTATTTGAACTGTGCAGTATCCCTTACTTAGTGCTTGTAAGCATAAGTCTGTGTCCTCGTTATACCTTCCTCGCCAACGAAAATCAAGATCAGTTTTTATAAGCAAATTACTGTAAATTTTAGTATTTGTTATGTAGGCAGGTATATTTATATTTTCTTTGGGAACTACAAAAAAACTATAATTCATGCCTGAAATTGCTATGTTTGTGTATCTATCAGTAAATTTTTCAACTGCTTTTATTCCCAATGTGCTTTGACAATGAAGTCTTTTTCCTTTGTACCATGCCTGCATATACCTTATATTATCGTCAAAAACCCAATGTCTTTCAGCTCCCATTTCTTTAGCCATATCCCAACAAAAATTTCTTACAGGAATTGATCCCTGCCCCAAATTACTAAATGGTGTTTTAATAAGTAGTTTTTCGTCAAAATGTCTCGCATAGTCATCAAATTCTTGTGGCTCTATAACAAGTTTAAAAGGCACATTATCCTTTAAAAACATTTTTGCAGTCATGCCTACATCGTGTCTGCCTTTTGATATTACAAATATAGGATATTTAATTTTCGTCATCATCAACAAGATACAAATTGCTTACATCATCTTTATCTCTATAAGGATAATATGTGCTCCAAACATTTCCTCTTTGGTTGTGAAAGTTTTCTATTCCTTTTTCCTCAACAAATTTTTCCCTATCTAATTCGTTTTCAAATTTAACCACTACACTAAAAATTTCAGGTCTTTGCTCGTGTTCAAAAATTCCAACCCAATCTGAAGCATCCTCTTTAGTTCCAATTTCGTTTTTTGTTGTTGAAGTATAAGCCAAAGCAGATAATTGATCCTCATTATATCCTGTGCCTAAAATGCTATCATCAATTTCAAGTATTTCTTTTAAAAGGTTTGTAAGGGCCTTATCATTTACCTGTGCTAATTGTGAAATTTCATTATCGGAAGTAAGTACTTTTAAAGCCTGAACTGAAGTGCTTTCAATATCAAGTTTAATTACAGGTACTCTTTTAATATTCCCCATTTTCTTTACTGCTTCAACTACACCATGACCTGCTAATATTGTAAAGTCTTTAGCGATCACAATATTTCTGTAAAAGCCATGTGTATTTATTGAGTTTATTATATGCTCTAATTGATCCTCGGGGTGTTCTTGATAATTTTTTGGGTGTGGCTTTAGTTCATTAATGTCAATTTTAATTGTTTTAAAAGGATTTTTTTTAAATAACATAAGATCCTCTAACTCATCTGCTTCAAATCCAGTCACTTCTATTTCAAATTCATTTAGTTCTTTTAAGGTATTTAATAAAAGTTCATTATCAAATTCTGATAGATCATGTGTTTTATTATCTGCAATAGCAAAAGCCTTTATTTTTTCTTTGCTCCAATCATCTGGAATTCTTACACAGTCTAATTCTTTTAAGCCTAAATATATTCCTGCTTTTAGAGTTCCATTACCTGCTATAACAGTATTTTTTTGATCAATTACAATTGGTTTTCTTTGACCGAAGGCTGATAAAGAGTTTGCTATGGCTTTTATTGAGTTATCATCATGCTTCCTGACATTATCAAGATCAAATTTTAACTCGTCAATATTAATAATTTCTGTGTTCATACTTAGTATTTTAGCAAAAGTGTGATAAAATTGTGACGATAATTTATTTTATCCCCTGTTGTATAAGAGCCCGTGTTTTCATGGGCTTTTATATTTGTAGCGCTTTAGTTGAACTTTTGCTATCACTAGGATCGTGTTTAAGCCATTTATAAAGTAGAGTTGATAGTTTATGCGAGGAAGTCTATTGTTTAAATTCGCTTGCCCACTCATAATAATAGGCATTATGTTTTCTTGAAAATTTATCGCAGTCGCAGGTTAATGTTTGAATATTCATGTTTAATTTAGTTTTTATATCAAAAATTATTTTTCTTAATTCTGTATTTGTAAAACTACAAATATATTCTCCACGATTAAGCTTGTTATAAACATTTTGCTTTGTGTGACTTTTAAATTCACTTTCTTTTATAGGTTTTTGTGGAATTCCTAAATTCATTATTAATATTCCTTACGAAGTTGAGCTTGTGTAATTGTGAAGTGCTTTGTTGCTCCCTGTGAGCACCTTTTATCATTGTTATATCCTTTATTAAGAATTTCAGGATCAGTGACACCATTATCAAGTAAGCACCTGTTTGTGTGTCTGAAAGTTCCATTAAACTCAACACCCCATTTTCTAAAACTATGTACCAATTTTGCTTGTTCTCCATGATCCATAAATCTACCAACCAATAATAAATAATTGGTAGCAAATACTCGGCCATGCTTTGCAGATCGTTGGTGTGCAAGTTCGTGCAACATTGTTGCGTCACTTGCCCAACTTTTTAAAGTTATTGTGTTATCGGGGTAATACCAACAAGATCCTGTGTCTCCTTTGCAGGATATTTTTGGTTGAGAATTATTAAAATACTTTTTATAAAATGCTTTTGTATATATTGTTCTTTTTACTTGTGCATTTACTAATTTATTTACTTTATCTTTTGGAAGTCTATTTGGGTTTTTTGCTTTATATGTAATTATTTGTCTGTAATTATCTACTCTATTATTAAAATTATCAGGCCTTTCAATGTCGTATTCGTCTATTTCATGAATTTTGAACTTGTTTTCTTGAATTGCTGATATTACACCTGTTTGATCAACAATAAGCCTAAAATTAGGATTTGGTTGTCTATCAGTAAAAGTTGCAGAATTTATTTCACGAAGGTTAGGGATCAAATTGTAGGAGGTTTTTAAAACACCTTCCGCGTCATAGACTTTATTTTGTTGTTTTTTTATTGTATTCACACTTTTATTTTTCCCCATATAAATATTATACCACGATACTCAGTCCTGTCAAATCTAAGATTTAATTAAAGGGCTTCCTAATTCTGCAAGATAACAACCTGTACAAATATGTCGTACCATTGATCCTGCATTGTCAAGTTCCTCAACAATAATATGGTGGTAGAATTTTTTTAATTTTCTTTTACAAGTATTACAAGGCATTTTAATCTCTCCAAAACTTTGCATTTTTTACTTCACAATAAGTAAGAATTAAATTATTATCTTGAAAAATGTCTCCATAAATCTGTAAAGATACTTCTTTTGCATGATCCCAATTATCAGTTTTAGCATTTACAGGATTACCTTTGAAAAATCCTTTTATAGTAAATTTAAGCATTATGCAACCTCAATTTCTTTTAGAGTTTTAACTGCATTTTTAATTGACTGAATTGCGTTAATTCTGTCAAGTTCTTGATCACTATTTTCAATTTCCTTAATCTCAATTTCAAATGCGATTATATTTAGTTGTCTTATTAGTTCGTTCATTTTTTTGTTCCTTTCTAAAAAACAATTTATAAGATAATATTAATCAAAGATTAAAGATTGTCAATAGATAAGTAATATTTTTCTCAGTAGATCATCAATGCTGAAACACCTTTGATCATTGATAGTTATGAACCGTTAGTCTAAAAATTGCTCTAGCTCGAAGCTAGTATATGTCTTAAGATTGATTTTCCAACAAAATGCACTCGGCCACCAATGATTGATAGTATCGTTATAAATTAACCAACTTGCTACTGCAGTTGAGGTTTCTATGTCGTATCTATCTTGTTGAATATTTAATTTTGGCTTTAACCAATTCCATGTGTGATCATTAAACTGCCACAGGCCTTTATCGTAAGAATTATCTTTATTTTTATTAACTGCATTAGGATTTCCTCGGCTTTCACAATAGGTAATGCGTAAAGCAGTTTCTATATCATTGGGCTTAAAATATTTACTATATAGAGGGATATATTCCTGCATATAAATAATAATTTCATTTCTATCTTTACAAGAAAAATACTCATCTACTTTGTCCAATGAAATTGGAGATGACAAAACACAAGTTAAAATAATTGCTTCTAACAAAAATCTTACTTGTTATCAGGTAATAAGTCTTTAAGCAATGTTATACCGACTTTAAGATCCTCGCTATACCAAGTATCGTTCTCGATAAATATTACTTTTGTCTTTAACCCGTCGTTTTCTAAACCAACTAAGTCTTTAGCCATATATTCCTAATTATATTTTAATCTTATATTTAAAACATTACAAGTCATAAAAGCTTAAGATTATCCCAACCTTTTTCATTAATGGTAAAGCTTAAAACTGCAGGGTGGCTCCATAATCCTGTTCTTTCAGTAAAATCAATGCTTCTATCTAAAGAAGGTGCTTGAAACCATGCACGATCCCCTTGATATTTCGCTCTAAAATGGTGGTAATGACCTGTAATAAGCAATTCTGCAGATCCACTTGGTAGAAAACCATACATTTGTCCTTTCCACCAATTTTCTACTTTAACTTCAGGATTAGTTCCTGAATTTCCTGTCATGTGTCCGTGTGTCCAAGCAACTTTTTTTCCTTTAATTTCTAAGACCTGATGAAAGCTTTCAGGTATTTCTACCCTTACTTTCTTATATCTTTCAGGATTAGCCTTCATTATCTCATCACATATTTCTAAGTGCATAGTATCACTATTGTCTAAACGATTAGTAAATACTTGACCTTTTGAGCTTCGGCTCATTTCTCCATGATTTCCAGGCACACCTGCAAGAATAATATTATCTGCATGAGGTAAAAAACTATCTACTGTTTTCATAATCATGCTTCTAGCAAGTGCATATTGCTCAATTAAAGACAATTCAACTGAGAAAGGTTGGCTGTCAAAAAATGCGTTTGTACAATTTTCTGTAAGATCACCTAATCCAACACAATAAATTTCATCAATTAAAACACCTGATTTTCTAAGTTCTTTTATCCTATTAATTGCGTCTTGAAGGGCCACATCATATCTGTTAATCGTATTTTCTACACCATAGTCTTTTTTTCCAAGTTGCCAATCAGCCATAAAAAACATAAATGCAGTATCTCCTCCAAGTGTTTGTTTCTTTAAAGGTAATTTTTTCTTTGTATATCGTAATAACTCGGCCACATATTTGTCATGTTTCGGATTTTTTTTCTTTACAATGCCTTTAAAAGCATAAAAAGTTTCTGTTTTCCCACCTTTTAACTGAACTTCCCACGATGAAGTCTTTACTGCACCTTCTATTTCATATATTGAGGGATCATAACCCCAATTTCTTAATATTTGATCATATTTGCTTGAATATTCAGGATCGGTGCCGACATGCGTTATTTCGCCTTTTCCAGCTTGTTCATTAACTTCAATAGAAGGTTGCCAACCTGACTTATAAAAGTTATTTCCCCAATCTGATTTAGGTGTTTTTGTCATTAATCTTAGTTTAAAGGATTTTTGACATATTTCTTGATTTTACATTAAAACTGTAATAAGAGTTGCTATTGATATTCCTGCAATTATCCAACCATATATTTCTTGCCTTGTTGGTCTTGTTGCTAAATCATTTTGTATTTGATCTAATTTCTCAAAAATTTTTTCAATATCAGCCATTACTACCTTTATCATTTCCTTTTGTGTAAAATTTTCATTAGCCATGATTAATGCCCGTGCATTTGTGCTTCTAAATAGGCTATTCTATTTTTTATATCATCTAATTCCCAAGTTTCAAGTTGATTTGTTTCTAAAATTGTCACTTTTTTTAGTAAGTCTTGCCACTCCCATTTCATTAGTTCATAGGCTTGACTGTCTTGACTTGGATTATTCAAGTCGCTGATATATCTCGCTTGAAAATCTTCTACTTTCCACTCTAAATCTCTCAATTCATTATCTAAATTTTGATAATTAGCTCTTAATGTAGTTAATTCTGTTTCTAAATACTCAGCGTCATACGCAACTTGCTCTAATGCGTAAATTTTCTCATACAAAACTGCAATGTCGTTTGACACCATTGTACTTTCTTTTAAAGTATCAAATTCATACTCTATTGAGTTCATGCGCTCATCAATATTTGAAAGTGTATTAAGAACTGCACCAAGACTTTGGATACCTGCCCCAATTGATCCCATTAAGGTTATTGCAGTCACAACAATAGCTAAATTATCTTTAATTTTAGCTAACACAATTTACGCTTCCATGTTTGCAGTTGCATATTTGCACAAAAGATCCGTCATCATTTTCAGTTATTAGACACATTAGCCACCAACTTTAAATAAGATTTCTCTAATAACTTCCTCAATAATAATTAAATTTTGATTAAATCCAGAAATACTTTCTTGATAAGCATTTACTTGTGCGTTAAGAGTTGCAACTTGTTGTTGCATGTCATTTACAGTCTTAAATAACCAACCAACTAAAGCCGCTAAGCCACCTTGCAATATTTGTCCTAAATTAACCTGTGCCTTCATTAGTCCTCAAATGTCGCTCTTGGCTTGTATTGTTCTAGTGCGTGTTGAATAACTGTAATAAAAGAAGTTAAAAACGCAACACCAATTAACTGAATAACATCTGCGTCAATAATTCCTGAACTATTTGCTAACCATAATGAAATTGCAGATTGAAGGCCTGTTCTAAAAGCCTTTGCAGTCATAAATTTCCAGTAAGCTTTCCAATTCTTTTTAGCCATTACTTTCCTCATTTCTACCTATTTGTATTACTTTATATTTTTTACATTTAAGATTACCACAAAAAAATGTGAGGTTGTCATAAACAAGAGCGTGTTTGCATAGAGGGCATGATATTATCAAAAACCTCCTAAATTATATCGTTATTCCCCATTTTAGCATTTAGTATCTTGAGTTCGCCATTAATCGCAGATAATTTATCCCATACCTGTTTTGCGTTGATCATGTCATCAGTTGCTTTATTACTAACTCCATTAAGGCCTTTTTCAAGTTTTGCAAGATCAAATATTTCAATAGTCACATTTTCATTATTTAATAAAGCATCTCTAATAATTGGATAAACCCGTTTGTAAGCTTGTGTTGATTTTCCACCAAAGCCGTCTTTTACAAGTAAATTATTTTCTTGATTGTCTGAAACCAATATACAACCTGAAGTG